GCGGCAGCGAAGTCACCTACGGCGGCAGAGGCATCCGAAAGCAACGCAAAAGTCAGTGAGACATCCGCCAGTGAATCATCCGCCACAGCCACGGAGAAAGCATCATCCGCCAGTCAGTCAGCTGATACAGCAGCCGAAAAAGCAGATATTGCAACTCAAAAGGCTGCGGAGATCATCGGTAAAGCCGAATCTGCAGCAGATAGTGCAACCAAGGCACAGAGTTATGCTGTTGGTGGTACAGGAAGCAGAGAGGGCGAGGATTTTGACAATGCCAAGTATTACTATCAGCAGGCAAAAGACATATCAGAAGGACTTAAAGGTGGATTGCAGCCACACGGAACAGTTGCATTTGCAGATCTTCCGGCACTTGCAGATGTTAGCACAGGGTGGATGTTCAATATTTCAGACGAATTTACCACCACGGATGACTTTAAAGAGGGAGCAGGGAATGTAATTCCTGCCGGTGCCAATATTTATAAAACATCAGATGAAAAGTGGGACGTGCTTGCCGGAACTCCGGTAACTGGAATTAAAGGTGTCAACGAAGATTCTTTTCGTCGTGGAAATGTAGTGCTTACGGCAAAAGATGTTGGCGCAGTGGCAACCGGTGGAGATACAGCAGAGAATACAGCAACTTTTACGAGTAGTGATGTGGCAGACGGATCAGCGTCAGCGTGGACGACTGTATCAAAATTATCAAGCGGCGAAAAACACTCTTCAATTTTTGCAAAGGTGTCACAGATGTTCAAGAATGTGCGGTATCTCTATAAAATGCTTGGAACGACAGACATTTCTAAGATTGGGAATGGTACTTGTACAGGGGCGATATCATCGTTAAACAGCAGTTTAGGCAATAGTTTTAAAGGCAAGTACGATGTTCTCGTTTCTTCTCTTAGTAATAATGCTACGTGGACACAGTATCAAATAGCCGATGTAACAAAATATAAATTTCTCCAACTTCAAGTTAGAGATGAGAATTATTCTGAAATAGCAAGTAATATTATTGCGTATGATTTTTTTAAAGATTGCAATACGGATCAAAGAACATTTGGTGTTTGGGCAAACGCCTTGGAAAATTTTGAATATTGCGTTTTATGTTACTATTTAGACAATACACATGTCGCATTATATGTTGGTACCAGACTTACACAGGCTGTGTTAAGCGGATTGTACTAATCTATAGTATTTTCCCGAACGCTTGCCAAATAACGGAAAATGTAAGTTCATCTGAATAGTCGTTCTTAATAGTAAAAATAATGCCGGATGCGTTGTATTCGACATCATATATAGACATTTCGAAGCCAAATTGTTTTGGTGTTAAAGAGCATATTGGTGTATCTATATATTGCTTATTAAAATGGATGCTTACTTGAACAGCTGCTTCAGATTTTAAATGTATCTCATAAACACCATCTTGCTTTTGATATTTCCCTAAACTGCTGTTTTACGAACAAAGCGGACAACTTGGCACAAAAGAAAAACTATGTAGAAATATAATAAAATCAAGAGCCTAAGAGCCGATTACATGACCATGTGTTGTGTAGCCGGCTCTTTTGCATAAAGCCTACGGGCAGAAAGGAAAATTATGCACTTAAAATTCATCACAGATAACTGGCAGATGCATAATTTTCAACCAGTAATTAATTTTTTAACAAAATTTAAACTAATCAATCGACATTCTGTGACAATAAGAAATTTAACTGTCGAAACTTGCGACCGAAAGAAATTGAATGTTTGCGGGAAAATTTGTAAAATAAAATTGTCCGATAAGGGCACTTCAAGTTCTGGCTGAGGGGCGGGATAAGGCGTTTTCTTGTCCCTCAACTACAAACGAGTTTGTAATTTGTAGCAATTTGTCAAATGGGGTTGATGATATCGAACATAAGTTCTATAATTTATGTATCGCTATCGAAAGTGCGGAATGATTGGAGGAAATCAATATGGGGGAAAATGAGGTTGAGAATGAAAACGTAAACGAATTTTACAAGGAAAAAATTTATGAATTGGTCGCTCATTGCGATAATGAGAGGTGGCTTAGAGCTATCTTAACGTTTATAAAAGAACTATTAAAGTAAAAGAAAGCCAAGGGTTTGCGCATTGCCCTTGGCTTTTCTTTACTTCTGACTTGTGATTGAATCAATGAATTTTTCCAATGCATTCCATCCGGTATCATTCATTTTCGATAACGCCACGATCAAACGTTTTTTAAAATCTGAATCTTCACATTTAAGTACGTCTGCGAGCATCTTTGAAATCTGCTCGTCTTTGGTTTCTGGGATAAACATTTCGCCGTTTCCAGTTCGTAACCAATCTTCATTGACATTTTCATTTCGTAACATGATTATATGTTGTTCTGTTACGTTTCTGCGTCCTGATTCAATATCAGAGACACCAGACTTGGTTATTCCGAGAATCTTTCCAAATTCTTCTTGGCTTTTTCCCATAGCCTTGCGAAGTTCTTTCATTCGCTCATTCATAATCTCACCTCTCTTTCTACATAGAACTATACCATACGCAAACAGAATTGTAAATAGAAAAAGTTCGCAAACGGAACAAAAACATGTTGACATAGTTCTGAAAGCGTGATATATTATACGCATACCGAACAAAAACAACATTAAAAGTTCGGCAGAAAGGAGTGATACGGTGAGCGAACAGGAAAAGAAAGTTGTTGAAAAACTCAAAGAAGCCATTCCGAAAATGAACGACTTTCAGAAAGGCTACGTTCTTGGCATGGTTGAGGGTTCAGCAAGTGTTTCAAAAAATCATCCAGTAGAAGAGACTGGGAACTCAAAAACAGAAGAATAGAAAACAAGATATTGATAGTTGAGAAATTTGTCGGAATTTGCAGATTAAATGTGTTTGTAACACAGGAAATCAGTTGATACAATTAATATGCGACGGCGGCAGGAAATGAGTTACATTATTGCTTTATTTTCCGCATCATCTTTAGTATTTTATTTAATCTCTTTTGTACTTTTTTAATTCCTTTGTATAGGTCGATTGTCATGGATGTTACGGTTAGAATTATGAAGAAGTCGTAACCGCTAACACGCCATACCAATAATGAGATAAGTATACTAACGATTTTCATGATAACAGTTCCTTTCATGATGGCCGCCGCCGTACATTAATTGTATCAACAAAGCAAAATAGAGACAACCAGTATTTTCCAACTATCAAGCGGTAGTTGGATTTTTTATTGCAAAAAATCCGGAAAGGAGACAAATGAACGAATTAGTACATATTGGAACAAAAGAATTGCCGGTCATTGAGTGGAAAGGACAAAGAGTTATCACTACCGCACAGTTGGCTGATGTGTACGAAACAGAAACAGATAACGTAAAAAAGAACTTTCAGAGCAACAAAACACATTTTAAAGAGGGAGAACATTTCTTCTTATTAAAAGGAGCAGATCTTAAGGAGTTTAAGAACAGGGTAACTGATTTTCCCCTTGTTGGGAAAAACGCGAATCAGCTTTATCTTTGGACACGTCGAGGTGCAAGCCGTCATTGCAAAATGCTTGGGACTGATAAGGCATGGGAACAGTTTGATGCACTGGAAGAAAATTATTATAACCAGACGCAAACAGTTATTCCAACCGGCGAAGAACTTATGGCACTTGCAGTTATTGAAGCGCACAAGATGCTTGAGCAGAAAGACAAGCAGATACAGGAACTTGAAACCGAAGTTGTTGAAATGAATAACATCATTTTAGAAATGCAACCAAAAGTCAACTACGTGGATTTGATTTTGAACAGTAAATCAACAGTACTGGTAACACAGATCGCACAGGATTATGGAATATCTGCTAAAGCGTTTAATAAGATGCTGAAAGAGTTAGGAGTTCAGCGCAAAGTAGGAAAACAGTGGATTTTATACAGGCAATATCAAGGGCTTGGATATGTTCACAGTAAGACTATTGATATTACAAGGTCGAATGGGCGGTCTGATGTGGTTATGCAGACGGAATGGACGCAAAAAGGAAGATTGTTCCTGTATGAAAAGCTTAAGAAGAACGGGGTTTTACCGTTAATTGAGAGAAAGGATGATGAAGATGCTTAATTTTTACGTCATGGACGGCAAAAAGCTGATCGACTTTAAACCTAAGTGGATTAATTATGTGCGAGCATTAGACAGAAGATGCAAAATGGCAGGCTTTTGGGGAAACATGACAATACAGGAAGCAAAAAGCGCTTATCCAGATGAACTTAAAAAGGATCTGTATTTAATGATAAAGCTAAAAGGAATGTCTGGCTGTAAGTTATTAAAATGCAGCGAACCGGACTTTGTAAAAAACGAGTTCCAACTTATTGAAATGATATGCGATATGGTAGGAGCTTTCACACCAAGAGAATTTATGAATATGTTTCCTATCGAAAAGACATTCGATGGAGAAAGATACCAGTGGAAAGATTACTTCTATACAATGAATTACATTGAGAGATTCGGTATGGACAAACTGATAGGAGATAAAGCGTCGGAATTTCTTATGGAATATCAGAACTGGGATATTACACATTTTATGGTTTATTGGATGGAAGTTGTAAGTCAGATGAATATTTTACAAGGTGGCAAAGATATCTTGCTTGAGTTCATGGAAGAACAGGGAGTAAAGCCACATACAATGCATTCTGACGGCAAATACATGATCGACGATGAAACAGGAGAAAAGTTCGAAATTAAAAGTCCTAAGAATCGGATGAAAAAACTTTTTTCTGTTACATGAGGAAATGCCTATGAAAAAGTTAGCAAAGATAATTGAAATGATCGGCACCGTTGTTTTTCTGTTTTGCATCTGCATTGATGCAACGGAGTATCCGGTCACTGCTATACCTGTATTGATTGGATTACTTCTTATTTATATAGGAACAAAAATAGATGGGGAGTGGCAGGAGTATACAGAAGAGATTGTAGATTACGATTACAGAAGTGAGTCTGATGACGATGACGGTATTACCTATATCACATTTGACACTGATTACAGCAAAGAAAAGGAATCATCCGAACCGACCAAAGCTGAATGATTCCAGTTCAAGCAATAGCATAAGCTATTTGCGCCTATTTTAGCACAAGAAAAGGAGAAATTCAAATATGAGAGCAGAAAACAATAAAGTGGAACTTACAGGAACGATTATCACAGAGCCGGAATTTAACCATGAGGTGTTTGGAGAGGGATTTTATAATATGCACCTCAAAGTGGATAGATTAAGTGGGACGGCTGATATTATCCCATTAATTATTTCAGAGAGATTAATCAATCTGAATGATAAATACACGGGCACTGCCGTTAATGTTTCCGGTGTGTATAGTTCTTATAACAAACATGAGGAAAAGAGAAATCGTCTGTTATTATATGTATTCGTCTGTGAAATTGAAAAAGCGAATCCGGGAGAGCATACAGATTTGAACAAAATCCAGCTTGACGGATATGTATGCAAAGAACCGATTTACAGGAAAACTCCGCTTGGAAGAGAAATTGCAGATTTATTAATCGCAGTCAATCGTTCCTACGGAAAATCAGATTATATCCCATGTGTTGTTTGGGGTAGAAATGCAAGATTTGTTGGTCAGTTGGAAGTAGGAACTCATATTGAGATCAATGGACGCATTCAGAGCCGCGGATATATTAAGAAATATGAAGATGGAACAGAAGAACAGAGAACAGCATACGAGGTGTCTGTAAGCAAAATCAATGTATTAGAGGAGGAAAATTAAGATGGCAGAAAATACCGTTACAATTTCCGTTGAAGAATATGCAGATCTGGTTGCATGCAGGACGAAAGTTCATACAGCATGTGCCATTATTGCAAATGAGCACCAAAGAGACATTGAGCTGATGGGAAAAAAAGGAACAACTATTGATTCAAAAATTATAGAGTCAGCTCTTGGATATGTTGACGATGAAGCATGCTTTGAAGAGGCACTTAAAAAATATAAAGAGTGGAAGGGGAAAGAAAATGAAACTGAAAATTAGATCGTTACATATGGAGAATTTCAAGGGAATTAAGAGCCTTGATGTGAATTTCTCTAATAAGACAAGTATTAAAGGACAGAACGCCGCAGGAAAGACAACCATATTCGATGCGTTCACATGGCTTCTGTTTAACAAGAACAGTGCCGGAGAGGAAAAGTTCAATGTCAGACCGTTGGATAAGGACGGCAACCGCATTGATAACGTGGAGATTAAGGTTGTAGCGGTTCTGGATGTAGATGGCAAGGAAATGGAACTTTCAAAGATTCAGAAGCAGAACTGGGTAAAGAAGCGTGGCACCGATACCGTGACTTTGCAGGGAAATGTCAATTCATTTGAAATTGACGGTTATCCAAAGAGTGAAGCTGATTTCAAAGCTTATGTTTCCGGTCTTGCGCAGAGCGAGGATATGTTTAAGATGCTGACCAATCCGCAGTATTTCTCTTCTTTGAAATGGAAAGATCAGCGCGATATTCTGATGCGCCTCGCAACGGATGTATCGGATGTTGAACTGGCGCAGACAGATGCTAAGTATGCCCCATTACTCGGCGAGTTGGAGAAAGCACCGTCCACAGATGATATCCGTGCTAAGTTTTCCAAAGCGTTATCCGGGTGGAAGAAGAAACAGGCTGAAATTCCGGTGCGTATTGATGAAGCAGAAAAATCCAAGATTGATGTGGATGTGGCAGAACAGGAGCTTGCAAAGGTAGATCTGGTAAGAAGAATCGCTGAATGTGGCAAGAAAATGGAGAATGCCGGTAGCGCGTTGGGCGATTTAAGAAGTAAGGAAATGCAGTTACAGTTTGACATGTCCGGCATGGAACAGACGATGAATCGCGAGTTATCAAACAAAAGAAGCATCATGGATGCTGAATTGCGTGATTGTAAAAATGAGTTAGAACATTTTGCGGTTACGATTTCTTTGAAAGAGAAACAGATTTCTGATAACGAAAAAGCTATCACTGATGCGGATGCAGAGCGGAAGAAACTGGGCGAACAGTATAATTCCGAGAAAGCCAAGGCATTTGATGAAACCCCGTATCTCTTTGATGAATCCAAGTGGATATTCGATGAATCTACAACGGTTTGTTCCTTATGCGGTCAGAAGTTACCGGCTGATAAGATTGAGCAGTTAAAGGCTGATTTTGAAGAAAGAAAGACAAAAGCCAAGGCAGATGCAAAGCGGAAACTAAATGATTCAAAAAGTGACTTTATTACCCAGAAAGAATCCAACTTGGAAGAAATCAAGGCAGATGGGTTCGCAAAGAAAAATCTTATCGAGGAACTGACAAAGAAAAATGCTGATCTGCAAATGGAAATAGATTCCTTAAAGAAACAGGAACAGGGGACTCTTACAAATAAAGAGGAACTTTGCAAACTGTTATCCGAGATCCCAGAAGAAGCTGATTATTCGCAGAATGAAGAATATGTGAAGCTGAAAGCAGAACATGACAAGATTCTTGCTGATATTGCCAAGTTGGAATCCGAGGGCGCAGACAAGGTTGTTACTGATTTAAAAGCCAAGAAAGCTGATATGCAGAGCCAGCTTGACGAGGTGAACAAGGTTATTGCGCAGGCGGCTAACAATGTTGCGATTGATGATCGTATCGAAACGCTTCGTGACGAGCAGAAAGAAATCGGGCAGAAAGTTGCCGATCAGGAACAGATGCTTTACCTCTTGGAAGAGTTCATCCGCTTCAAGCTGAATAAGGTTTCTGAATCTATTAACAGCCATTTCAAGACCGTAAATTTCAAACTCTTTGAAATGCAGTTAAATGGCGGTATGAAAGATTGTTGTGAGTGTACTGTGAATGGCGTTCCGTATTCGGCTTTAAACAGTGGTCATAGAATCGTAGCCGGACTTGATATTATCCGCTCGTTAAGCGAATTGTACGGTGTGAGCGTGCCGATTTTCGTAGATAATTGCGAAGCGGTGTCAAGCGGCAATTTACCAGATATGGAAAGTCAGATGATTTGCTTGTATGTGTCCGAGGACAAGGAGTTGGTTGTTTCTAATGAATAATATATCCGGAAATAGGTATGGCAAGCTGACGGCTCTCGAATTTTCGTATATGAAAGACGGTCATCCGTTTTGGAAATGTAAATGCGATTGTGGGAACGTTACATATAAAAATTATTGGCATCTTGTAGACGGACATACAAAATCCTGCGGATGTTTGAAACGTAAATATACGATCAAAAACAAACGTATTTTTAGCATTTGGTACAACATGATTGATCGTTGCAGGAATGCTAACCGAAAAGACGCAAAGTCGTATTACGATAAAGGGATTCTGGTATGTTCTGAATGGTGCACTTATGAAAATTTTGAATCATGGTCGTTAGAAAATGGTTATGCGGATAATTTAACTATTGATCGTATTGATTCAAATGGAAATTATGAGCCGTCAAATTGCAGATGGATAACGATTCAAGAACAGCAAAAGAATAAATGCACAAACGTAATGGTCACATATAACGGCGAGACATTATGCATGTCTGATTGGGCAAAGCGTTTTGGGATAAATCGTGTAACTTTAGAGAGCCGCATATATGATCTTGGGTATTCATTTGAAGATGCGATCAGAAAAGAAAAGGGAAGCCAGAAAACAAATGTAATGATTTCGTATGGTGGAAATACATATACGCAATCTGGGTTTGCAAAATTTTTAGGGTGTACGCCGCAGTGGATATACATATTGCGGAAGAAAGGTTTAACACCAGAAGAAATTGCCATAAAGGTTAAGAATAGAAAGGTGGTTAATTGATAAATGCAGTATATCAAAGCAAAATTTCCAAACAGCACCAGGAGTTATACATACAGCACCGAGGATTCCGTAAAAGCCGGTGACACGGTTGTAAATGCCAAAGGTGCAAAGGTGACGGTCACGAATGAATCGGTAGATATGAAGTGGGTAGAAACCTACGGCGCTGACAAGGTGGAAGTTGTGAAGAAATATGAGGAACAGGAAAGCGGTGGTGACGATGAGAGTTAATCCATGTAGATATTGTGCATTGTCTATAAACCTTAACGGAAAGCATTGTTCAAGGTATTCTTCCGAAGAGTGCGCAAAATGCGAGAACATTCAAAAACACAGGGAATATCTTTTGAGCCAGCGAAAATTCGCAGAGGGTGAGCAGATTACAAGCATTGAGGAACTTTTGAAACAGGAATGGGTAATGTGGTATCACAGTACAAAGCACATAGAGGTTTTCAAGAATATGCAACTCAATCTTGTTTTGAAATTCCTTAAAAATGGAGCATTTAGAAAAGCAATAAGGAAAGAAAGTGAGGAAAAATAATTATGGCAGAAACAAAGAAACAGGAAGTGGCGGCACAGGGAAAACAGGAAATGAATACACAGCTTTCTTATTATGCGAACCAGTACACAGGGCTTATGGAGCGTGACTTCGCAGAGCATGGACTTGTGTTTGATGATTATTCCAAGCAGTGCGCTATGGCAGCTATGAGTGCAATTTACAACCTTGTTACATCCAACAAAGCCGCTATGAGCAACTTGAATGGTTCTAATTTGAGACAGGTTATCGGGCAGGTATCAAGCCTTCAACTTAATGCCAATGCTGTACCAAGAGAGTGCTATTTCCAATTGAGAAGCAAGCAGGACGCAAACGGAAACTGGTACAAGGAAGTAGAAATGGGAATCGAAGGAGACGGAAACGATGCGCTTCTTCGCAACTTTGGTGTTGATGTTAAAAAAGTATATCCGGTATGGCTTGTGAAAGAAGGGGATGAGTTTACATATCCGAAGCACAGAGGCGTTGAAGTTACGCCGCCGGAGTGGGAAGAAAAAGGATTTTCACAGAAAGTAATCCGTGTTGTTTATCCTGTTGAAATGAATGATGGAAAAATCGAGTACATGATTGCAGAGCGTGAAAGCGTAAAAGGGAATCTTTTCGCTCATGTCCGTAATAATCTGTTGAATGAAACTTTCGGACTTGTAAAAGGTGGCAAAAAGACACGTTATGATGCAACAGAAGCAGAAAAGAAAGCTATCGCAGAAAAGAAAAAAGAAATTCTGAAAGCACTTTTAGACTGTAAGACTATTGAAGATATGCTCGCCTGTGAAGTTGCGAAACCATATATGAGTGCTGCATGGCTTGATACATCGGAATCCATGATTGTTCGTAAGATGCGTAATAATGCAATCAAAAAGCATCCAAAAGACCTTAATGCTATTGCGAAACAGTCTCTTATGCAGATGGATGAAACTTATCAGCAGACGCAGGAGGAAATTGCGGAAAATGCCAATTCAGAGCCATTTGTTGTAGCTGAATCCGAAGTTATTGAGACCGGGAGCGAAGTAGTTGAACCACAGCCAGAAAAAGTAGCCGGAGAAGTCGTTGAGAATGACGAGAACGTACCGGACTTTATGAAAGATTAGAGGTGGATGCATGAGAGTTATATCACAGGACGGCACAATTGATGTACCGTATGAAATCAGTTCTTTGAGCATGGCAGTCGGGAAATATGAGAATGTTGAACACGCAGCTATCTTTTGCCACAACTCTTCGACAGCAATAGGAACAAAAATGGCTGAATATAGTTCCAAAGAAAAAGCCAAGAAAGCTATGGAAATGCTTAGAAACAAGTACATGGAATATACAAGTACAAATTATTTAAAAATTTTTCAGTTCCCTACAGAGGAAGAATTGGAGTAGCCTATGGAAGTTATTTCATTTTTAGAGTCAGTTCAGAAAGGTATGGCTGATAATACCTACAACTTTTGCAAAGATGGAAAATGCAGCCAGTGCGGTAACTGTTGCTCAAATCTCTTGCCAATGAGCAGAAAGGAAGTAGATGCCATTCACAGATATATCCGTAAGAATCATATCAAAGAGTGCAAACATCTTCTTCACACTGCGAATAGAACGTATGATATGACATGCCCTTTTCTTGATACGGATAAGAGTTGCGAGAAATGCAGAATCTATCCGGTTCGACCAGAAATTTGCAAGCAATTTATCTGTGACAATGAGCAGAGAGCAAAGCATAATAGGGAATTGTTTGGACAGACGAGACAGATTATTGATGTGAGGAGTGAGTTCTTTAATGAGACTTAAAGTCTTAGGTTCCGGTTCATCCGGCAACTGCTATATTTTGGAGAATGAAAACGAAGCCTTGATAATCGAAGCTGGGTTGCCATTCATGGAAGTCAAGAAAGCCTTGAATTTCAATGTAATGAAGATAGTCGGCATGATTTCCAGCCATGAGCATGGAGACCATTATAAATATTTCGAGCAATATAAAAATGCAGGAATCAATTCGGCTTGCTTTGGTACAGGAATTCCCGAATATGATGCCGATAAAATGAAGTATTATCTTGTTTCTATGGGGAAATTCAGAATTAAAATTTTTCCATTAGTACACGATGTTCCTTGCTATGGCTTTTACATTACGCATCCAGAAATGGGTAGTTTGGTGTATGCATCTGATACCGAGTACATCAAATACCGATTCAAAAATGTCAATCATTTTATGGTTGAGAGCAATTACGATATGCAGTTTGTGAACCGAGAAGAGCCAAATTACGAACACAGATTAAGAGGTCATATGAGCTTACCAACGGCACTTGACTTTATTTCTACTAACGATAATCCGGCATTGCGAAATGTCGTTCTAATTCACTTATCAGATAAAAGCGGAGATCCCGCACTATTCAAACAAAAGACAGAAGAAACAGTTAAATATGGAGCAAATGTTTATATTGCAGAAAAAGGATTAGAGGTTGATATGAACCTTTGCCCGTTCTGAAAAGAGAAAAAATGAAATTATACAGTTATTTTTTCTGCGGTGAAAAGCTGGAAGAAAAAGCATTTGAAGCAAAGGAATGTTCTAAGACATATACCGCCTTAGAACGTGGAGTCGGTTGTATATATAAGGGTATGAGAATTAATAAAGAGAGCATTGGCAATCTTATTGAACATTCTAATACAATCGTATTCTTGGAAGAAAGCAGGAATGCGGCGATTGAAGCGTTCATTTCAAGAGAAAAGAGACGTGCGGATTTTGCAAAAAGAAATATCGACCGTGCACAGGAAAACATTGCGCATCTTGAAAAACTGAAATAGGTTGTAACACCTTGGCATTTGCCTAAAAGAAACCAATTCATGCGGTATCTGATCTTTGGCAAGGAGTTTAATATATCACAAAAAACTAAATTGAAAGCCATGAGATACCTTTGGCGGTTGCTAAGAGTGACCGCCAGAAAGGAGTATACGTGTTAATAATTGAGGATAAAGGACAGAAAGAGGGCTTGCATATCCTTAAGAATAGATATTTTAAAAGCCACGATATGGAAGTCTTGCGTGCACCATTGCCGGTTGGAGATTATATAATTGCTACAGACAAGGTATCGGATGTTATCCATAGAAAATCAGCTAGAAAAATGGAACTTAAAAAGATGGATTTTCTTGGCACATATGATGTTTCCGTTGACACGAAAAAGGACATGCAGGAAATTGTAGGGAATATCTGTGGAAAAGCACATCCGAGATTCCGTGACGAGTGTATTTTGGCGCAGAACAACGGAATTAAGCTATATGTGCTTATTGAAAATACAGACAAGGTGTATTCCGTCAATGATGTATTTACATGGCATAATCCACGAGTAGACCGGTATAACAATATTGCATATATGCACACACTTGGAAAATTGCTGAATGTACCGCTACCGAAAACAAAGCCGACATCTGGCAAGGTATTGGCAAAAGCTATGTTGACAATGCAACTTAAGTATGGCGTTGAGTTCGTATTTTGTCGCCCGGAAGATGCTGGGGCAAAGGTTATTGAATTGCTTGGAGGTAGTGAAAATGGCGGAGAATAAGCGGTATTACTGGCTTAAACTGATGGATGATTTCTTTGACAGTAAACGAATCAAAAAACTCCGAAAGATGGCTGGTGGCGATACATATACGATCATCTATCTTAAGATGCAGTTGTTGTCGTTGAAAAAAGGTGGCTATCTGGAATATTCCGGATTGGAAGATGAATTTTACAAAGAGATCGCCCTTGATATTGACGAGGACGAAATCAATGTTCAAGTAACGATTCAGTATCTTCTTTCCTGCGGATTGCTTGAAACATCAGATTCCATTGAGTACAAGTTGCCATTTGTGCAAGATAACCTAGGAAGTGAGACTGCAAGTACCAGAAGAAGTCGTAAATCTAGGGAAAATGCACAAAAATCGTTGCAATGCAACAGTGGAGCAACGGAGTGCAACATTTTGCAACAAAATTGCAATGTAGAGATAGATATAGAGAAAGATATAGATACAGATATAGAGATAGAGAAAGAAAATACAAAAGAAAGCGTGCCTGCATCTGATTTGGACTTTGACGCGGAATGGGGATGGGAATACACGATCAATGCATATCCAAAGAAAACGTCGTTAACGTCTGCCAAGGTAGCATGGATGGACAAGCTTTTAGAAGTTATCGAGCCGAACAGGAAAGCCGTTGCAAAGCTGATATATGAGGCTACAGTGGCATATGTTACTGACTATATAGAGAAGAATCCGGATGATACAAATTATCGTTATATTCCGAAATATGGTGATTGGCTGAAAGAGGATTGCGATTACTGGATTCGCCAAGTAGAGAAACGAAAGCGAGGTGAGAGCAGTTGACAGAAGCAGAAATTGGAGTGATCGGATGTGTATTGATTGACAATGATTCCATGTACAAGATTTACAACAAATTGAAGCCGGAAATGTTCAGCTCTGAATTTTGTCAAGATGCTTTTGCTGAAATGCTTGCCATGTATGATCGTGGAGAAAACATTAATGTCGTTTCACTGTCTCAGTCACTTGAAAACCACAAATGGGAGCCGGAAATAATTGCAAGCGAATTGAAAGAATGCATATCTGTTACCCCAGTCTCAACGGCAATAAAAAGTTATGCGGATGCAGTTGTTAAAGATTGGCGAGCAAGAGAAACAAAAAAAATTTTTCAAGAAGTAAGCCTTAGACCATGCGATATTGATAACTCTATAGCCGAAGTTCTCACGAAACTCGAAGAAATCCAAGAAAACAAAACCGTTCACTCAAAAACTATGAAGCAGATTGTTGCAGAAAATAAAGGGAATTATTTCAATGAGCATGTAGGCGAGGGATTGATAAAAACTGGATTTTATCGAACAGATGATTGCCTTGGCGGCTTGGAAGGCGGAGACGTTACTGTAATTGGCGCAAGACCGGGAGTTGGAAAATCTGCAATCGTTACGCAAATGATCGGACAGATGGCAGAAAAGGATTACAACATTGGCTACTATAACCTTGAAATGAACGAATCACAGGTGTATGAGCGTTTCGTTTCTCGAATGTCTGAAATCGGTCTAACAAGGGTTCGCCGGGCAAAGGCTTTTCTTGGTGGGGAGAAAGAAGCATTCGACAAGGCGAATGAAACACTTTCCGGGTATAGCATCACTATTTCAACCGGCGCGAAGTCGGTAAGTGAAATTCGGGCAGAATGCAGGCACCAAAGATATGATGTGATCGTGATTGACTACTTGCAGTTAATCAAGGCTGATCGAAGATTCGGTAACCGTGCATCCGAGGTCGGAGATATTTCAAAAGCTATCAAAGCCTTGGCTATGGAACTGCATGTGCCAATTATCGTACTGTCTCAGCTTAATCGAATATCGGAGATGAGAGAAACAAAAGAGCCAACCATGGCAGAATTGAGAGAATCTGGAGACGTTGAGCAGGATGCATCAAACATTATCTTGTTATGGAATCTTGATGAAGATGGTAAATATAAGGGATGGAAAATTGAAAAACAAAGGCAGGGAACGCATTTAAAAGAAGTTCTCCAATTTGACGGCGATCACATGAGATTCATTGAGCGAACCGAAACCATTGAACAGATTCAAGCACGGATGCAACAGAAAGACGGTTTCCGAGAAGTATGTGGCAGCACACCATTTGATTAAAAGGTGAATGATTATGGCAAGTAAGAAATTTGAAAAAGGTTCCGAAGAATGGCAGTTTTTTAATGACTATTATAAATTCCGGCAGCAGTTTTATGAAGCTGATAACGAAGATGAGTGGTTCCAAGGAATGATGGAAGCAGGGGAAATGCTAATTAAAAAATATGCACGGACAAATATATCAAAATATGTTCAAAGTCTTGTATTTAGCCATTTTGAGGATGTAGAGAGGAGATGGAAGAACAAATGAGTAATGCACTGGCAAGAAAGAAAAAGCGGATGCAGACACTTGGATATTCCAAGAGTGAACTGATTGGAATACAGAGACACGCCAAGGCACAAAGCAATGCGGATTATCTGATAGAGGAATCCTATTATAACGTCCGCATGATGGCATATCAGGCACTGCATGATAAGTTCGGATTCGGACACAAAAGAATCATAAAGGTTGAGCAGACTATTGATGCATATGTGGAGAATGCAAAGGATGGAACGACAGGCGAGGAACTTGGTTTTTATTTGAAAGATAAATGCAAGATTGACGTGCGAGAGGAAACAAATAAGATTCCGTATCGTGAGAGCTTTTATCTGGTAGAGAGAAAGATTGCACCGAACTGCATGATACAGGCAAATAAGTTTTTACTGGCACAGGTATTTAATTATTTTGCTATGTTGGGTGTCTGCCTTAAAACGCAGTTTAAATTTTCGGGAAATCAGATCAGACAGGTTTATGAGAGAATCAGATATTTGATTAACTGCCTTGCTACCGGATATGAAACCATGACAGGGATCGCAAGTGTACTGGAATGGGAATGTAAGTACATTGATAAGCGGTTTATTGGAAAGACGTATGAAATATAGGAGGATTGGTTGATGGACAAGTTAGCTGTGGAACTGCAGGATGGATATTTTGTGGAGATTGATTCTCTGAATCACACCCTGAGACAGAGATATGCCGGACAGGATAAGGACGGCAATGAAAAAGAAAGCGTTCGAACAATCGGATATTTTGGAGACATGAAACAGTGCATTAAGGCTTTGTTAGATCGTTATCCGAGTGAGTTATCCGAAAAGGCGCAGATTTCCTTTAGTGAATACTTGGAACTGTTGGATAAGGCTTATACGAGGTCAGAACAGCTTGTGAACAGGATCGGAAAGGAGCAGGAAAATGCTGAATAGAGAAAAATATGCGGAAGAGATTTTAAATATTGCGTGTGATGGATGCAATATTGCGTTAATTAATGGGAAACTGGAAAAATGCAGGGGAGTCTGCGATAAATGCGATTTTTGCGATAATGACATTAGAAATGCTGGTCGTTGCAGAGAAAAAGCAAAAGAATGGGCGAACAGCCAGTATGTTGATTGGAGCGAAGTTCCAGTCGATACACCGATTTTGGTCAGAGATTCTGAACTTTTTGCGTGGAGCAAAGAACATTTTGCAAAATATGAAGATGAAACGGTTTATACATGGGATTACGGAAAAACGTCATGGAGCACATATGACGGTAAAATGAGTAGCTATAAATATGCTATGTTGCCGGAAAGTGAGGATCAGAATGAAAATAAGCAGGATTAAAAACCAGATATCTGAGGCAGCAACAGAAGCCTGCGGATATTCTCCACTAACGAAAGTGATTTCAGAGGAAGAGGTAAACAGGATTTTGGAACAGGAAAGCGGATGGATTCCATGTAGTGAGAGGCTGCCGGAGGAACATGATAGCATGTTCATAAAATTTAAAGGGACTAAAAAGTGGAGCACTGCGATGTTTGAAAGAAAATCAGACGAGGTAATTGTAACAGTGGCCGATGATGCCGGGCGAACGGTTACAACTAGTGCACACACAACCGATGGAAAATGGCGGTGTGATTTAGTAAGAATACCTGGTTACAGGATAGTGGCTTGGATGCCACTGCCGGAGCCGTACATGGAAAGCGAGGAAAGTCATGATTGAGTGTATAAGAACTGCGGCACGGGATAGCAAAACGGAACGCATTAAAGTTTCCTGCTTAGATATTATCGTAACAATGATAGAAAAAAAGCCATATTACGAAATCAAGTACAAGGAAATCGGAGAGGATTATTATCATGTTGGCTACAGTTCCTATAAGCTAGAAAATGTTTTAGCTTGGAAGGATGAGTGCTTTGAGATTGTGAAAGAATGCAGACCGCAGACCAATGCAGACCGGATCCGGAGCATGACGGATGAAGAACTTTTAGATTTCCTTTGCTCAATCGAAACATATGAGCAGGGGAGCGTAAAGACCATTGAGGGCGGTGTAGCAATGTGTTCTGTTACAGAGGTGGAACAATGGCTTAAGGCAGAAAGTGAGGGATAGCATGGAGAGATTAACAATACGTTCAAAAAACAGTGATATGGTTTGGTTTAAGGATGCAGAGAATGGTAATGCACACCTTGAACCATGTGAAATGACTGCACATCATAACAGAATGGCACTTGATAAGCTTGCCACTTATGAGGATGCCGAGGAACAGGAAGAATGATTATTTTCCCATGCAACAAAGGAGACAAGCTCTACGAGTTTTATCGTGAATGTGTAGAGGACAGATTAGGAGCCGGGGAGACACCGGAAGACATCATTGATGTGAGAAAAGTGTATGGTTTTGAATATGAGGATGATGTGTTGTATATCCGAGCTTCTTATCATTCAAACCATTCAGAACTCTGGGGCGGATATGGTGAAGATACGCCAGAGTTTCCGGTAAGTGAGATAGGTAAAACTGTTTTTCTTACATACGAGGAAGCCGAAGCCAAGTTGAAAGAAATGGAGGGGGAAAGCGATGTATTGTGATGGAAGATGTCAGTATTTGAATGAACGTAAACATAAATGTGAGTTGACCGGAGAAAAATTGACTTACATGAAGCAGACCGGAAGTATTTCTTTCTCCGTGCATGAACATAGAGGATTTTGCAAAGGAAAAAAGGTGGAACGTGATGGAGAATAGATATTTATGCCGTGGAAAGCGGATTGATAATGGCGAATGGGCGGAAGGGTATCTAATTGTAGACGAGAAGGACTACTCTAAATATTTTATCGGTTATGTACTTGGAACGAATGAAGATGGTACTCCTCACGATTTGGATGCCGCGCAGGTGAACCCATCTACAATCTGCCAGTGCACCGCAATGCCTGATAAGAACAACAAACTGATCTTCGAGAATGACATTGCCATAAAGCATAATGATGATGATAAAGAGCCATATCTGATTAGATGGAGTGAGAATTACGCAGCATGGGAACTGGCACAATGCGGATGTGCTATGTACGGATTTTTCGATGTTGATTTCGGCGAAATAGAGGTAATCGGTAATGCGATTGATAATCCGGAGCTGTTGGAGGTGTAAACATGACGGAGAATGAAGCAATTGAAGAATTAAAATATGATTGTAACGAACTTGGAAAAGCGATTCCGTGTGATACATCATGGGGAAAATCATTTGAAAATGCTTATGCAATGGCAATCAATGCACTTGAAGAAATTGAACAGTACCGCACGATCGGAACAGTGGAAGAATGCCAGAAAGCGATGACTGTAAGAAGAGCGGTACAGGAGATCGTTGATCAACAGCTTATTGCTGGGGAAAACAGTTACGAAGAGATATATGCTTGCTTTTGGGAAATAGTAAAAGTAGTTCAGGCGAATTATTAGACAGGAGGGCAAACGATGAGACTGATTGATGCTGATGCACTAAAGAAAGATTTAAAATCGGTTACTTTAAGCAATGGAACTTTAGTAAATACAAATGCAGTATTGTATTTACTAGAAGAATATCCGACGGCTTATGATGTAGACAAGGTTGTGGAACAGTTGGGAAAATTAAAGAAAGCAGAGCAGGACAGACCAGATGATTGCGACGAGGACGGATGCGGAGACGGCGAACAGATCTACGATGATGGGAGAAGTCAGGGAAGATATGAAGCATTTAGCAAAGCAATCGAGATTGTGAAAGGCGGTGGAGTAGATGAATAAGCCATGTGAACATTGCGAAAAGGCAGATTGCAAGAATTATAAGAGTGACTATTTCAAGTGTGAAAAGCCTTGCGAAAGAGCAAAGATGTGCAAAAGGAATGATGAACAGTTTTTGAAAATGTTGAAAGGCGGTGGAGTAGATGGCAATTAAACCGATTTTATTCAACACAGAAATGGTTCGGGCAATTCTGGACGGACGGAAGACTTGCACAAGGCGAATTTGCAAAGATGCCAATGAGTGTACTGTGCCGGATATGGATTTTTACAATGCTGACAAGAGAACTTATGCAGTACATAACTTTGCAGATAAGAAACATACGGAGCAGTTAAGCATAGCAGAAAGAACTTGTCCTATTTGTCCGGGCGATATCCTGTATGTCCGAGAAACATGGAAAAAGGCGCCGAACGGATACTATTACTACGAAGATTGGCAAAGAAATGATATTGCAGATATTACAAAATGGAAACCATCCATTCACATGCCAAAAGAAGCCGCACGCATCTGGCTTAAGGTTATGAATGTGAGAGTGGAGCGGTTGCAGGAGATAACCGATGAGCAAGCAAAACGTGAAGGCATACAGTATGATGAATGTCCAACAGGATTTACCTGGAAGCAAGAAACAGATATGCATAATTGCTACACAACTCAAATAGGAGCTATGCAAGCATTATGGAATTCCACCATCAAGAAATCAGACCTTGACCGTTACGGTTGGGATGCATCACCGTGGGTTTGGGTTATAGAATTTGAGCGGTGTGAAAAGCCGGAAGGAGTGTGAATATGACTAAAGCAGTATTGGTAATGGATATGCCGGGATCATGTTTCGGTTGCAACTTTTGCCATATTAACAGCAGTGGCGGAGAAGATCGTTGTCAGGCATTCGAGGTGTCAAGAGCAGTCAATTCCGAAACCTACGAAAAGCCGGATTGGTGTCCGCTCCGGGAGTTGCCAGAGAAGATACCAGAGTTGAAATCTGGTTATGAAGATCTCAGCACATCAATACGTCGGGTAGGTTGGAATGCCTGCTTAGATGAAATTTTGAAATAAAAAAGGAGTGAGAGGTTTGCCATTAGATTGGATGATTTAAAAGCAATAAAACGATGAATTTGTTGTATAAAACGCAACATAAACAAATTCAAAATGCGCTATTGTAGATATGTGCATGGAATATCAGAAAGGAGCCGAACCTCCGGCCGGGGCAACGATATATCGGGTTCCTTTTGAAGAAAATGAAAAATAGTGAATTAAAAGAATACTTGAATACATTCCCGTATGATGCACCAATAAGTGTTATTTTGGCAAATCCGAGAAAAAGAAAGAGATATGAAATAACAGGAACATTTTGTGTTAAAGATCTTGGACAACCAGTATTCTGTATTGAGGTTGGAAAAGAAGTTGATATGGATGCAGAAGAAATTGCAGCCCGTGAAGAAAGTGAACGCAATGCGGATGATTTGGAAGGTCAGATGCAGATTGAAGACGTTCCGGAGGTGCTGTCATGATACAGACAGCAGAAGATAAAGTGAAAGAGTACTGCCAGTGCATCCGCAGAGAAATAGAACACTGGAAAGATATCAATCAGAACGGGTGTAATGATCCGTTCTGGTCAGATGGATGCAACATGAACCTGGCGCGGAACCACATCATTTATTATCAACGACAACTTAAAGTAATCTGCACAGAGAACAGGTTGCCGTTACCGGAAGAGTATTATTTTTCCGTGCCACCTGAGGTTGATAATCAGTATATGGCAAATCTGAAACAGAAAGACCGGGTTGAGAGAATATTTTTCCAAGGGAAGATACCCACGAAACAAAAATATAAGTACGATGAGCGGCAAATGAGTTTGTTTTAGCAGATTTAGTAAAGAAAGAGAGGTAATTAACATGATTCATGCGATATGTGACTTTTGTGGAAAAGATTGTGATAGAACTGCAACATTATTATCGATGACACCGTTTCAGAATTTTGCGCGGTATCATACCGATAATACGCCGTATGGATTTGAAGCGAAGACGAGAAGTTTTGTGATATGCGGCGAATGCTGTAAAAAGCATGATTTACCGAATCCGTATGAGACATACACTGGAATCACAAACCAGAAAGCGACATACGAAAAATGTCTTGATAATTATACGGATACTGACCTTATCGAAGACGAAAAGTACGATAGAAGATTTGGTTTATAAAGCGGATGGGATAAAAATTGAGATAGATTGATATTAAGGAGAGAAAAGCAAGCCATGAAAAAGAAACTTATAGCAGCAATATTGACGGTAACACTCTTAATCGCCGGATGCGAGAGTGTGAATGTTGACGCAGAGCAGGATAATACGATGGAAGGAGTAGAATTTACGGATACATATTCTATTTATGCCGACAAAGATACTGGCGTGATGTATTTGTTTGTTGGTGGAGGTTATAAAGAGGGCGGTGGTCTTACAGTTATGCTCAATGCTGATGGTACACCGAAGATCTGGTGGGGAGAAGAATAAAATATTGGAGGATAGTGGCTTATGAAGTTTTCAAAACTGACTAAGCCAGAGCTTGAAACAATTATTGAAAACGCCAATTTCACGGAGCAGGAAGAAGAAATATTTTATCTTCTTGCCCGTGGACTTATTTCAAAAGAAATAGCCATGAGACTATGCGTATCAACAAGAACAGTGGAAAGAAGAATTTTTGATATTAAACAGAAAGTAAAAAAGTTAGAAGGTGAGTTAAACGGGAAATCTTTCAAATAGTGAGTTGTTGAATATTGCCATCGAAAATGGTATTATCAACATAGACACCATTCAGAAAAAAATTGAAATGAACGAAAGGAAAAAATTTATTGAAAAACACACTTACAGCATTTGGCAAGGAAAAGATGGAAAGTTTTACACATATTTGCCAGATGAAGATAATAAGAGAGGAAAGAGACTTGTAAAGAGAACATCTGAAAAAGCAATTGAAGATGAAATAGTAAAGTTCTATAAAGCTAAGGAGGATGAACCTACAGTTATTCAGGTATATTCTAATTGGATTTCTGAAAAACTTGAATATGGTGAAATAACAAGACAGACAAAGGACAAGTACGAGACAAATTTTAAAAGATTTTTTGAAAATAAGTATTTGCCGATTGCAAATAGAAAAATCCGGTACATTGATGAAGAAATATTGGAATCATTCATAAAAACAGCTATTTCAAAACTGGAACTTACGCAAAAAGCTTATTCTGATATGCGGATATTGATTAACGGAATTTTCAAATATGCAAAGAAAAAACATTATACCAGCCTGAGCATAACCAGTTTTATGGGTGATTTGGAAATTTCGGAAAAGTCATTTAAAAAGAACCATAAGTCAGACTGCGAATTGGTATTTTCTAAGGATGAGGAACTTTTAATTGAACGATTTGTAATGGAAGATGAGCCTACATTGATAGAACTTGGCATTATTTTGGCATTTAAAACAGGATTGAGAGTTGGGGAAATATCTACCCTCTCATGGTCTGATGTCGGAGAAAATAAGATACATATATCAAAGACAGAAATAAGATATAGAGATGATAATGGCAAATATGTATTTGATGTTCAAAATTTTCCTAAAAGTGATGCCGGGTTTAGAGATGTTATAATTACCGCAGATACCAAAGAACTTATGAGAAAAATAAAAATGCTCAATCCATTTGGGCAATATATTTTTATGAAAAACGGTAAACGAATAAAAGGTCAGGCATTTACAAGGCGGCTATATGTGATATGTGATAGAATAGGAATTGGTGAACGTTCAATTCACAAGGCAAGAAAGACATATGCAACAAAGTTGATAGATGGAAATGTTCCAGAATCGGTAATAAAAACACAAATGGGGCATACAGATATCAGAACAACTCTCGATCATTACTATTTTAATAACAAGACAGAGAGTGAAATGCAGGAATATATTGCAAAAGCATTATCAATGTAAAAGGTAACACGAGGTAACACCTTTGGAGATAAAGAAATTCAGTATTTATGCGGGTTTGAGAGAATTGATACCGAGTTCGAATCTCCCTTCCGCTACTTTATTTTTATTTAAGAAAACCTTGTGAAGCCTTGATTTTACTGAAAGAAAGGAGTTTTTGAATGGTGTCTTTTCTAAAGGTCAAAATCAAAGGTAACACTAAAGGTAACACGAACGGATGTATGGACGCTTAATGCGTTCTTTTTTTTTGTATTTTTTGACGGCAAACTGTCGGAATCGTGACGGTTTTGCCGCCTTTTTTTATGCAAAAATATAATCAAAGGGAGGGATGGTGGTGTTTTCAGATGAAGTTCTTGAAAAAATTTTTGCCAGAAAAGAGTTACAGTCCTTGGACTTGTCAACGCAGTCGTCTATCATACACGCAATAGAAGATGTTTTAGAGGAGGTCAAACAGGATGAATATGAGCGGAGCATACCAGAATCCGATTTATAATCAGCAGATGCAGCAATACGGGCAGCAGTACGCATACAATCCGTATATGAATCAGCCACGCATTGATAATACACAAAATTATATGCAGGCACCGCAGCAAATTCAGCAGCAGATCCCGGTTCAAACTTTTGGCATAAATGGAAAAGTAGTTCCGGCGGTAGAAAACATCACTGCCAATGATGTGCCAATGGATGGCAGCGTTGCATTTTTCCCAAAACAGGATATGACAGAAATATACGCTAAAAGTTGGAACGCAGATGGCACAATTCGCACAATCGTTTTTAAGCCAGTTTCGCATGATACTGTTAGCAATTTATCGCATGATACTGAAAAATTGAAATTTGACCTATCAGACGAGTGCACAGGTGCATTTATGCAGAAGTTTGATGAACTTTTTGGGAAGATTGAACAGATAGAAAACCGATTAGATAAAATTCCAAGCAGTCAAAGAAAAACTTCACAGGTAAAAAAGGAGAGTGATCCAGAATGAATCCGGCACAATTATTGTTAAATCAAATGATGAATTCTCCGCAGGTTCAAAACAATCCTATGGCAAAAAATGCCATGCAAATGTATCAAAGCGGAGATACAGGTGGACTTAAGACAATGGCAGAGAATCTCTGTAAAGAAAGAGGAATTACGGTAGATGAAGCAAAACAGAAAGTTATGAGCATGTTTAATCATTAGTACATTTTGGGGTGCGCGCAAAATAACCGGTTATCCCATTTGTAAATAGATCAGATGGAGGTAAACAAAATGTTTAATGGAAATGCAATGCCTAGTCTTGCTGATATTGCAGCAGTGACAGGAAACGGAAGAAACAATGATGGCATGTGGGGCGGCGATGGCTGGTGGGCTATCATTATCTTCGCTATGATTTTTGGCTGGGGCGGCTTTGGCGGCAATGGCTGGGGAGGAAACGGAGGTATGGGAGCGACAGCATCTGCATACACCGACTCTGCAATTCAGCGTGGTTTTGACACGCAGGCTATCATCGGAAAGTTAGATGGTATCACAAATGGTCTCTGTGATGGATTTTACGCACAGAATACCGCCGTTATGAACGGTTTCCATGGTGTAGACAATGCAATCTGCAACCTTGGCTACCAGACACAGCAGGGATTTAATACCACAAACGTGACACTTATGCAGGCGCAGAATGCTTTACAGTCCCAGTTGGCTAATTGCTGCTGCGAGACCAGGGAAGCTATCCAGGGTGTGAACTACAATATGGCGCAGAACACTTGCGCATTACAGAACACCATGAACAGCAACACCAGAGACATTATCGACAGCCAGCAGGCAGGAACAAGGGCAATCCTTGATTACCTGTGTCAGGAAAAGATTTCTTCCTTACAGGCAGAAAATAATGACTTAAGAAGAGCCGCATCACAGGATCGCCAGTCTGCATTGCTCACTACTGCAATGTCAGCGCAGACACAGCAGATCATCAACGCTGTAAATCCGGCTGCAATCCCGGCATATGTTGTTCCAAATCCTAACGCTTATGCGTATGGCTGTGGATGCAACACAGGATGTAGCTGCTAAAAGTAGCTGCTACACAAAATTGAATAATTGAGTATCTTAATTGAGTTTAACTCGATTATGTCTGCTGTGCAGTATTGCTTATAAACACAAAGGGCAGACTATAATGTTTGCCCTTATTTTTGAAAGAGAGGTAAATAATTATGGCAGAATTTACAGGAATTGCAATTCAAACTGTCGCGCAGGGAGAAGATGTAGCATTTACAGAAACTCCGGTATGCGCAACAAAATGCATTGTTCATAGACAGGGAAGTGGCATTGTTAAATTAAGAGGACTTACAAATCAGTGCCGGGCAAGATTTTTGGTATCTTATTCCGGGAACATTCAAATTCCTACCGGTGGCACAGTTGAAGCTATTTCACTGGCTATTGCAATTGACGGAGAACCGTTGCAGTCAACTCGAATGATTGTTACACCGGCGGCAGTTGAAAACTTCTTTAACGTTTCGGCGCAGGCATATGTGGACGTTCCTCGCGGTTGTTGTGTTACGGTAGCGGTACAGAATACGTCTACGCAGGCAATCGAAGTTCAGAACAGCAATTTAATTGCAGTCCGGGAAGCGTAAGGAGGGCGGTTTTATGGATATTAAGAGAATGCACGAAATGATCGAAAAACTGTCTGAAAGCGCAGAGTGTGAGTTTGCAAAAGGTATCGAATGTGTAGATACAGAAGAGATGGGAAAAGTCACGGACATGCTTAAAGACCTTGCGGAAGCCATGTATTACCGGACGCTTACAAAATCAATGGACGAATCAGACCCAGAGCAGGTTCTTGATATGTTTGAGCGTTACGGAGACGGCAGACGGTATTATGACCGTTACCGGTATGCAAACGGCAGATTTGCCCCAAAAGGAAGAGGTACGCGCCGCGGATATGAAGAACCGCCATACTGGCACATGACACCGGAAATGTACCGGGAAATGGAACACGACCGTGATATGGATCGTTCTTCCGGCAGAATGTATTATACCGAGCCTAAAATGACACCAGATGGTGGAATGCGTGATCGCAGAGAGGGCAAAAGCGGCATGAGCCGCAGAAGCTACATGGAAAGCAAAGAGCTTCACAAAGGCAATACGCCAGAAGACAAGGATGCAAAGATGCATGACCTTGAAAGATACATGAAAGAGCTTTCGGAGGATATGGCGGAACTTATCTCCGACATGACACCGGAAGAGCGCACAATGACAAAAAGCAAGCTGTCAACGCTTGTTTCCAAAATGTAATGGCAGGGGCAGGAATGCCCCTGTTTGTTTGAACATTGACAACTGAATATCAGCTAGTGATTTGTGGATTTGGGAATTTTTCAAAAAGGTATTGACTTTTGTGTACTCATATATTAATATTTATGTGTACCCAAAAGAAAGGAGATGAAACAGTGTCACCAAGAACAGGCAGACCGACAGATAATCCCAAAAATAACATTATAAAAGTAAGAGCAACAGAAGAAGATAGAGAAAAACTTCTATATTGCTGTGAAAAAACCGGAATGACACAATATGATGTAGTAATGAAAGGGATTGATAAGGTCTATAACGAAATAAGAGCAACCGAAGCCCTAGACAAGTAACGGTTACTCTTACACTTACAGCCACCAAAAGCGGTTGATACATGGATTATACCGCTTTTTGGAATGGTTGTCAAACAGCAAACGAAAGGCAGGAAAAATCTTTAAAAAGGTATTGGCATTATGAGTTCCAATAAATATAATGAGATTGTGGAACTCAATAAGTGAGGTGGTAAAAATGAGTCCAAGAACAGGCAGACCTAAAATAAATAATCCGAAAAGCAATGATGTAAAAGTTAGGCTTGACGATAAAACCACAAGCGAGTTAGATAAATATTGCATTGAAAATAACATTACAAGAGCAGAAGCAATTCGCAGAGGTATTCATTTACTTTTAGGCAAGGAAAAAGAGTAACTTACACCATAGACAAGTAGAAGTTACTCTTAAAACACCAATCCGCAAGGACTGATAAATATATTCTATCATTTCCTTGCGGAAAATCAAGTATTTTTTGAAAGAAAGGTAGATTATTATGAGAGAACTGTATATTGAAGAAATTACAAAAAATCTGAATTTACTTAGCGAACACTTTTTAAGATGTGTCTGGATTTTTACAAGTAACCTTGCATCTGACAAGAAAGGCGGTACAAGATGAAAGAACAGTTAATTACAGAAATTCAGAACATACAGGACGAAAAATTTTTGCAGTTTATTTTGAACACGATACTTTCATTTAAACAGAAATGGGGGATTTGCTGATGAACGATATTCAGATGAAACAATTAGAGCAAACTCTAACCAGCATGGAAGTTGCGGAAATGGTCGAAAAGACACACGCAAACATGTTACGAGATATCAAAAGGTACTGTAAACAGATGGAACAAAACAATATTACAGGTAAAATCAAAATTGATGTGGCTGATTTCTTCAGAGAAAACACCTATAAGGACGAGCAAGGGAAAGAACGCCTATGTTTTGACATTACCAAGAAAGGTTGCGAATTTATCGCCCACAAGTTGACCGGAGTAAAAGGAACGGCTTTCACAGCTCAATACATCAATCGCTTCCACGACATGGAACAGGCTCTGAAAAATCCGCAGGCTGAAATTACGGAGAAAGACCCGTTTGCACGCTGGAGCATCGTAAAAAAGATAGAGAGTGGTAAATGGTTTAATAAAAATAACTGGAAACTCAAAATTATCTGTGACCGGTTCGGATGGACGAGAAAATTTTTATATCACAAAATTCTTGTGGAATTGTCTGACTTACATAACTTAGAACTTGTGGAAAAGTTCTATACAGTCACATATGGGCATAAACCGGAGTACAAGATGGACTTGCTAGACTACAGCAAAGAACTTGCTGGAACAGCAACAAGGTACATTAATTATTTGTTGGTTGAAGAGCAAGAAGAATAACTTTAAATTTAGAAATCACTGGCTGATATTTGGCTGGTGGTTTCTTTTTTTGGAGGTAAATATGTTTGTGATAAATGGTATTGAATGGGAAATAAAATTTGTCCGCGGTGCAAGCAGTAAGCTGATGCGATCTGATGGCTCTATCAGCCTTGCTGTGACAGATTGGAACAACAGGGCTATATATGTTTCAGATAAACCGAAAAATGGTTATTTGCGCAAAATACTAGCCCATGAGCTTTGCCATTGCTTTTGTTTTTCCTATAACATTCATATGCCGATTGAGCAGGAAGAGTATCTCGCGGACTGGATAAGCCTGTACGGTACTGATTTGATTTATCTTTTGGATGATCTGATGTCAAACATTGATTGGAGGGCAGCATAGTGGACAAAATAGATGAATTGCTGCGGTATATTCACAGAACAAACCCGGAAATGACAAGGGAAAAGCTGATAAATGAACTAAGCAGAAGTGATTACGCCGCACGTTCTTTGCTTTTCACAAAAGAAGTTGTTTGTCAAGAAGAAAAATAGTAAAATGTTTTTGGGGTGATAGTATTGTACAATGGATGTCATACATCTTTTGATGTTATGAAAGAATATATGATCTATGGAGCGGAGCTTGATGAAAAATATCAGATCCCGATTGTCCCGGCATGCAGCTTGGATTATTTGCCGGAGGACTCCATAGATTTTGGAGAGAGCTTTTCACAAAAGATAAAAGGGCATAGAAAATTAAATGTGAATTTCTATATTGACGATTCAAAGTTTCAAAGACTGTGGAATAACCCGGATAAATACCTAGAGCACTTGAAGTGTTTCCACTCGGTCTGTATGCCGGATTTCAGTATTGCTACAGGCGATTGTGGTATGCCGTTTGCTTTGAATCTGTATAATGTGTACCGGAATCATGCGCTTGCACATTACATGCTGCTGAACGGGATCCGCGTTATACCGTCCGTAGGCATCCCGGACAAAGATAATTATGATCTTTGTTTTGCCGGGTACAGTAAGGGTGGTGTGATCGCTGTATGCACAAATGGAAGAGTGCGGGCAAAGGCGGCACGGATAGAGTTTTGCGAGGGATTCAAAGTTATGATCGACATGTTGCAGCCACATACAGTGTTGATCGTCGGGAAGATACCGGATGAATTAAACACCGATGTAAAGATTGTAAATTATAAATCACGCAACCAGAAGGTCAATGAGAGGTTTTCAAATGGGAACAAGAACAACAAAATCACAGAAAAAACAGAAACAGACTGAGAGTCAGAGGAAGAGAAGAGAACGAATTAGTCAAATTTCACAAGTTGCGAAATGACGCATAATAATTTACTGTGCATATTGTCTTTTCACAGTTGGAATCTCATTTTTCAACTTTTGAATTTTTTTCTTCTTGGAAAACGGCTCGATTTTGAGATCAGAAATCAGAATTTTCATACCCCGGCGGGATGCCGGTGATGTCTCCAGACGCGCCCCGGATGCTTCCTGGTGGTTTCCCGGATGCATCATGGCTGTGCACCTGGGGGAGTGCCAACGCGGCAAGATAAACACAGTGTTTACAGGCTTGCAACGTCGTAAAAGCGATTTACAGGCGGTTTTATACCGTGAGTATAAAAAGCACTGCATAGCCTTGCACAAGCCTTAAAATGGCTTATACGCGTTCACTTAAGCGTATTATATGACCGGGCGTATATCTTGTCAAGTTGCAATATATCCGGACACTGGAAAAAGCCGGAATCATCCCGGCTTAAAATTCCTCTATTTCCGCAGCATTCTGTTCCCATTCGGGAAGCGTTTTGAAAACTTCCCAAGCATCGTCAAACGTTTCAAAGTCTGTCCCTATTCCATCGTTCCTAAAAAATCCATCGTCTACACTGTAAACGCTTCCCCTGCATATGATTTGAAAAACTGTCTGTGCTCCGTTCGGATAAGTCATTTGTAAATCCTCCTAAAAAATAAAATTCCCTTCCGGGTAAAGGCAAGCCGGGGAGTCGAACCCCGGTAAACGCCGCCGCTTGCCTAGAGTGCTAAGAGCTGTAAAAGCTCCGCACGTTTTGTCTGTATATTTTGCCTCTGCTTCATCTGCGGCTTTTTCAAGTTGTTCCAACTTTTCCAATTTTTCAAGTAAAATCTTCATAATATCAACCATCCTTTCATTATGCACCCTGTCTCATCAGTGCAGGTGGGGCAGTTCCTGCAGACCGCCAAAAGTGGCGGTTTCGACTATTAAAAGTCTTGCAAATCTTCCAAAATCATTTCTATCGCAAATTCTCTTGAGCATTTTTCCACTCCATCCCATCTGTTTGCTTCAATCATTTTATTAGCTTCTGTTGTCGCTTCGGATTCGCTGTACCCACAGCTCATAAACCATTTAACTATTTTTCCCATGTCCAAAACCTCGCTTTCGTTTTCTGCGGTCTGCCATCATCAGGGCCGGGAGACCATCCCGCGGCTGACGCTCCAGATCGGAGCGTTTCGGCTAATATTTTATATACACACGGTTTTCATCTTCATAAACTACAGATCCACCAATATAGATAGTGTTTTTCTCGATCATTCCAGGGAAATCGCCCGGCGCTGTGATCTCAACGCCGTTTTCGGTGGTTTCAATTTTTATTGCTCTTCCCAAATATTCCCCGTCTGGTGTAAATACTTTTTTCATGTTCATGCCTCCCGTTATTTAAAGATTTTTTTTAACATGTTTCTTGCTGTTTCATAATCATTTACTTTCTTTTCAACGTATCCAGCAGCGGCGGTGCCGTTTCGATCGGCAACCATTTGAAAAACCTTTTCCTGATCTGCTGGATGAAGTTTTGCGATCTCTTCAATTCCTTTTGTAAAATCCTTTATTTTTTTATCAGTCATCTTGCTTACCTCCGTTCTTTGTTTTCCTGTTGAGATTATAATACATTATAAACGGTGTAATTGCAATACACAAATACACCAAAAATAATGTATAAATAAAGAATGATTTTTGTGCATTATTTATAATGTAAACATACTTGAAAGCAATTTTAAAATAATGTATACTGTTTTATATGAAAGAGAGGTGTTAAACTGTGCTTACTTATAAAATAGATGTGCTAGAGACATTAAAGGAAAGCGGTTATAATACAACGCGTCTAAGAAAAGAAAAGCTGCTTGGAGAAAACGCGATTCAGTCATTAAGGCGCGGCGAGATGGTAGGAATAATTGCATTAGAAAAAATCTGCGCTTTACTGGATATGCAGCCTGGCAACATTATAAAATATGTGGAAAATGTAGAAAAATAAATACTTTAAAAATAATGCAAAAATATATTGACATTACATTATAAATGGTGTATTATAATCTTGTCGAAAGGCAATGAACCAGTACACAGGAGGGAATGGATATGAGATTTGACACTGATACGTTAAAAAACAGATACCAGACATGCAGATCATACCTTGAAAAAAGATGTGAGGCATTGCCGGGACAGATTGAAAATAAATTTAAAAATGTGTCCTGTTATCATGAAGCATCCAGATGTTACGGCATGAGCAATTATATCAATGTCGAAATTCAGGACGAGAACGGCGATTATCTTGACAGCTTCGACGTGAGAATTTCAGATCATTCCCCGACGGGTTCCGGTGAGAACTGCGATAAGTATATTTATATCGACGGTAAAGAGTGGGCGGAGATAAAGAAAGAAGTGCTGGAATACATTACTGCACGTCTTGAAAATGAGAGATAAAAAAATGAAAAAGGTTGATTTGAAAGGGTTTGAAACCGGACGTCTTAAGGTTGTTGAAAAAGCCGGTAAGGATAAGAACGGACGCACATTATGGCGGTGCGCCTGTTCATGTGGCAATGAGTGTTTTTATATCACGTCACGTTTAACTGGCGGCTATGTGCAGTCGTGCGGTTGCCTCCAGCGTGAACGCGCTGCGAAGTCGATCGGCATTGCAAGGGATAAACTTGTACACGAAAAAGGTAGTTGCTTAAATTCATACAACGCCCCGGATAATAAAAACAATTCATCCGGTATAAAAGGCGTTTATTATTATAAAAAGACTGATAAATGGTGTGCACAGATTAAATTTTCCGGTAAAAATCATAATTTAGGGCTTTATATTAATAAGGCGGATGCAGCAGCGGTTAGAAAAGCCGCTGAAAATTTCATAAAAGAAAATCACGATGCACCGGATAAAATAAACAGGTTTTTCTTGAAAAAGGAGTATCTGGCGGCACTGGTTAAAAAATTTTGACGGCTTGAAATATAGCCGTCTTTTTTGTGAAAAACGTAGAAAATATTTGTAAGAATTTTACAAAATTCCAAGAGTGATAATTTTATTACGGACAGGACGAAAATGATAGAATAGTATTAGTTTTGTTGCAATGCAACACCTCTGCAACAAATTGCAACATTTTTGCAACGTAGAGTAAGACACTAGAGTTAGAGAAAGAGTATATTCTCTCTTG